TACAACGCACATTATTCTTTCAGGATTAAATCCTTAATTGATTCAATACATCCGTGAGGGATGACAGTAGTGCGTCCTACTTCCTTATCCTCTAATTCCAAAGGACAACAGGCTGATATCTTTAAATCAACTTCTGTTCTTTCTGTAATCCATCCAACACTATGAATAACGGAAGAATGTGTTTTTGATACTTCCTCCATGTCATGCCAAGTTTCTCCAACTTCTCTTGTATCTCGCCATTGTACAAGAACAAGTCGCATTAGATTGCTTCAAATAATTTTGTTACCCTTTGAATATATCCATTATCTTTTTCTCCATCTTTCCAATAGCGAGGGTCCTTCATCATGGAACGAAGGTCATCCAATGTTGGCTTTCCTTCTATCGCTGTTGGTGTGGATGGCATAACGCTTTTCTTGTTAAGCGACATGATTTCCTCCAAGGTTTTTATTCCATTGGATGTGGATGCAAGGTTGGATATGGTGTTATAGGCATCTTCGCTTAAATGCTTTTTAGCCCATAAGTTAGCCGATTCCACTCTTTCCTTTGCATTATCCCCTAAATCAAGCATTTCCTGTTCAATATTAGGAAGACCACCAATTTCATTATTAATGAATTGGTTTATTCCTTCATTGAACTGGTCCTGTGAAAAGCCCATTTCTTTTGCTTTTTCAGACCACCACTTCATCAGAGGTTGATCCTTATCAATGTCTATCTGCACATCTTCAGGCAAGTCATCAGGCATTTTAATTTCATATTCCTTTGGAACATTCTTTGATTTTTGATTATCCATATCCTGACGAATTTGTTTTGTCAGGTCTTCTGTTCGTTTTCCAAGTTTCTTTTCCAATGTATTATAGCTTGTTGACAATGCCTCTACATTGACTGACTTGCTATCAGCATCCCAAAACTTGTCAGAAATGTGTTCAGGTTTCCCTGTGTCTTCCTGTGTTTCTGTTGATTGTTCTTGTACTTGTTCTTCACTCATTTTTTCACCTCATTGTTATGTTTATTAATTCTTTGTATTAGTATTGCTACAAGATAGCGTTTACCCTCTAAATGAAACAGTTCATTTTGAGTTATATTTGGTCCAGCCACGGCTTCCATGGTAATAGATTTCAGATAAGCTAATACTTGCTTTCCATCATCTCCCTTAAAAACACTAGCTACAAGTTGATTTAATTTCTTTTCAACTTCTGGTGTTCTTGTATATCCGTCTATTGAGGTGGTAAGTGGCTTTTTAGGCGACTTGTGTTTTTCCCATGCCATTTAATTCTCCTAGTTGTCCTTCTTGTGCCATAGATTGCAATTCTTGGGCTAGTTCTTGCTGTTCCGTTGAATCTCTTAATAGTTTCTCAGGAATGTTCATCAGCTTACCGATATGTTTCGCCACTTCGTCCTGTTTAACTATTAAATTAAGGACTTGTGGACCGAATGTCGTAGCGATAATCTCATGAAATCTGTTTATGTCGCTAATATCTTGTTGATATTGCGCTCTTGCCAACGGACTGATTGCCTGTACTTTGACTTCTCGACCATTGACTATTGGTAATTCTATTCTTCCTTGATCTTTTAAGATGCGAATAACTCTCCTTAATACTGGCACAACAAATTCTGATTGCAACCTACCAAATGATGATCCGATTTGTCTTGACAAATCTGCCATTCGTTCAGCAACTTCCGTTGCAGTCATAGGAGTGCCTTCAGGTCTTCCTAGTGTTTCCATATACAATGCCTTCTTAATATTATTACGCATATCCTCTAGTACCAACTGAGCTACATCAAATCGCCCAGCCGAATTAATTGGCTGCAAACCTCTTGAGTTTGGGGCGATTGGAATTAGCGAACCTGGTACTAGTTGGATATTGTCAGGATTAACTATTCCATCATCCTCTATCTGATATATTCCTGATATGGACATCTGAGCATTTTCTAAAATTAACTGAATTGTCAGATTGCAAGTCTTGATTGCAGACATGGCGTTGAATACTGGTCCTCGACCATATACTTCGCCTGATGCCTTGTTCCACCTGAAGACAATGTAGGGATTTGATCCCACGCCTTCAAAAAATTCTTCCAGTACGATTACTTTCTTTTCCAAAAGAACAACACAATGCTTATATTTTTCTACATTAGGTTCATCATAAATTCGATAAACACCATCCAGTAAAGTGCATTTCTTATCAGGACCCATGGATTGCATTATGTCTTCAGGAACTTTTGCTTGAGGATACATGATCTCAACTTCCTTTAATTTACAATATCTTCTTCTAAAGACTGTATCAATTTTATTGTCAGGACCATTTGCTAAAATTAAATGTGGCAAAGGAATGGCAGAAAATTTAATGGGATTAACTGCGTCACCGTCTTCAACTAAAAGACATCCTGTGCCTACAGCCAAGTCCATAAAACATTCATGGACCTCCTGATTAAAATTACTGTTGCCAACTGTTTCAAAAACAAACTGGGTGATTGCATCCAATGATTGATTGACGGATTCTACATTCTCCTCTGGTATTTCAACACCAGCTTCCAAATTAGCCCATCTTGCAAAAGTTGGAACAATGCCTGATTGTAGGCGACTGGCAAACTCCTGTATGCCTACAACTGCTGTTTCATCAAATATTTTATCCGTGCGCCTTTGAGCTGGTGATTCTTCATAGAAGGATTCTCTTTGAGGCAGACAATATTCATATGCCTCCTCAAACTTCTCCTTCCAGTTATCTTTTAATGATTGTGCTTCCTTGTATCTTTTTAAAATCTTCTCAACCTTGCTGTTGTCAGCTATGGTTGGGCTTATGTCAGGATCGGTATAAGGCATTAGTTTGCTCCATGTTGAAAGAATTTACGCTTTTTCTTTGCCTCATCTGCATATGATCCAGCAAAGTATTTCGTAGTTTTTTTAGTAAATTTCGTTGATTTCTTTTCTCCACCATCAGAAACGGCAGTACCCATAGCCAAGTTAGCTGTATCCCTTCCTTGATTCGCAAATCCTACTGCCTTTGCAAAGTTGGTTTCGCCACTTTGTCCTTTATAAAATGCAGAGATGTAGTCCGAATACGGTCTTTGGAAAGTATCGGCAGCAACAGATCTCATTCCTTGAGCCAATCCCATTGGCATTGCCAATGACATTCCAGCCAAGGCTAGTGTTTGAATCTTCTTTTGTTTTTCAAACATTGCTTCTGAAATGGGGATGCTTGTCATCATTCCTGACGGATCACCTGAACCCATAGCTCCACCTGACTTTCCATACTTCATTTCCTTTCCTTTTGAAGTAAGAAAAGTAGAACGACTTATACTGGGATCGCCCTTTGCATATAATCTTTCCCCCTCTGCCTTGCTGATTCGTATGAATTTTCCACCTTTTTGTCTAAAATAATTTCCAACCTTTGCGACATCCGATCCCAAACCAATTAAATAATCATCAGTAGCTCGGGATGCTTCTTGTCCAAACATTGATGTTCCACCTTTTGTTTTTGACAGTTTTAATGCACGGACATCCTTTGTTCCTTTTTTTGTTTGAAGATAGCCCATTGGACCATGCTTTATTTCCGTAACTCCTAGTTTTTCCTCAACGACTTTAATTCCCTTTTTAACTTTTCTCTTTTTTTCTTCTTTTTTCTTTGTCGTTGGCGTGGGAGTGTCATATTCCCCACCAGTTCCACCACCTGAATAATAACTGTCACCTTGTGAATTGGAGCTTGTTGAGTTGTTACCTCCCATTATGAATACTGCTGCCCTTCAGGATCATAGAATCCACTGCCACCAGCTCTTGAGAACATGGATCGTGAACCAATCATTCCTTTGGCGTACCTTCTTTTTCTTTCAGCCCTTGCTTCTTCCTTTACTGCTCGTTCCTTTTGTTCTTCCTCAAGCTGACGCTTAATCATCTTGTCGGTTTCCGTTTCCTGATATTTCGGTCTTTTAAAAATTCCCATTTAATTACTTGCGTTAGAGTTTAATATTCTTTTTGCCTTGATTGCTTTTTTTTCTGCTCTTCTTTCTTTTTCTAATTTATCCATAATAGCTTGAATTTCATATATTGTTTTTCCTTTGCCAATTCTTGGACCCCAACCAGAACTAAAATATGTTGCAAGTTGTTTTTTTTCATAAGCTAATCCTGATTTTACATCTTCTTTTAGGTTACTCCACCACTCTTTAAAACTTCTTTTACTCATTTAATATCCTTTAGGTCTTGGTTTAGGTTTAGGTTTTGGTCGTCTAGCCATTATTTAATCCTTGCCCTACAAAGAGCTGAAAATCATTTTTTTTCAACGCACAAAATAACTGATAGGGCGTAAACATCCAAAAGGATCGTAAACCAATTAGTCGCTGAATGTAACTCACGCAGCTATGCTCCTTCACCCACCACTCTCCACGAAAGTTGGGCGTGTCCATCTCCCTACCCTTGAGGACCTTTCCGTTCAATCTTTTTACATAGGACAGAATCTTTTGGGCTTCAGGACCGTCAATAAGTTCCACGTGCAATCGTCCATACAACCCCTCTAAAAGCATCCAGCAGTCAAATTTGGGATAAAAATTCATAGCTCCAACATGGGTGAAGCCCTTTTTTCGCCATTTTGTGTACCAAGGGGGATTAAAGGGCGTATAGAAAAATACTAGCCATTCATTCCGAATATGTTCCATGATTTCCTTTTTGGTTTATCCACCTTGTCAAAAACATTCCAAGTTGTTTTCGCTTTTGTCGGGTTCATTCTTTTCTTTCCGTGCAAGATGGTCCTTCCTTCACCAGCTCCCATGAACATATACTGCAAAGCGTCATGAATATGGGAATATCTGTTCTTGAAGGGCTTTTCATCATAGCGATCACCAGCAGTCTGCATCCTTCTGTAGTGATATCCACCGTTAAATCCTTTTTTGAGGTTCAAACACCTCTGATCCACCAATAAACAGGGCTTTCCATCAGCCATTTTGTTCAAAACGCTGTCTACTGCTTCAATTCGAAGGGCTATGTCATTGGATGGAGCTGGTATCGCCTTGATTCCAGCCTGTCGGAGCATTTGAAAGGGCGTTCTTTCATCCGTCTGCGCCCTGTAGTCTCCTGACGGATCACCATAGATTTCCGTTTCAAAATTCCTGAAGTATTTTGCGAAGTCATGCTTCAACGCCTCGGCAAATCGGATGGCTCCCATGTCAAAGCAGACCAGTTCATGCAGAATGATCCATCTTCCAGTTGAAAGCCTCTGTCCGAAGGTCGCTGCTGGTGTCAATCCAAAGTCAATCCCCACATACAGCAAGGAATTTTTATCAGGGAGCAAGGGTTCTGATGACAGATGGACTTCCTCTCTCCAATTAGGATAAACTGACTTTCCTTCCTCAATACTGCCTAATTTATTAAGGACATAGACATCAATCCATCCCTTCGTCTTACCCCTGATGATGTTATTATAATACTTGGGAGTAAGATTGGACTTGTTTTCAGCGTGTTCATTCTCCGTATAAGTTTCTAAATCACCTTTCGTGTTTCTCTTTTCCTTCATGCCTCCAGCTTGGGAGTAAAAGGACCAGTTGTCAGGTTTGACCAGCATCAACGCCTCATCCCTTGACACATGGTCAGGTACAGGAACATCTCCAGCCATAATAGCCCACCAATGATCTTCTTCAGGAGCATTGCTGTCGCAGATCACTCCGTACCAAGACGCTCCACCCTCCCTCATGGAAGGAAATCGTCCAACCCTCATTGTACAGGCATCTATGATGGACTTGGGTATTTCCCTCGCCTCATTCACCCACACTCCAGTCAGCTCCAGCGAGAGCAGTTTCTTGACATCTTCAGGTCTGTCCAATGCTAGGAAAAGGACCTCTAAATCTATATCACCCTTCTTTAAATGATGGGTGTAGGGAACGGACCAATGGAATCTCCCCCATACATTCTCATCATACCAGTCGAGCCATGTCTTGATCGTTGTCGTCTTTAATTGGGGATTGGTATTTCGGATGACGGCCCACCTTGACTTGCGAATACCTTGGCTGTTCTTTTCTTGCTGCAAAGCCCTTCTGAATATCTCCACGCAACAGGCAACGGACTTGCCTGATCCTACTGGTCCTCTGATTCCCCTGAAGAAATCATTGGACTTCATGAATCTCTTTAGGACCTCTCCTTGTGGCTTGTAATTAAACTCAGTCAATCTCTCCCAAATCCTTGTGCTTCTTGATCAGGTTATAGACTGTTTCCTCTCCAAACGCCTCTACTAATTTATCAGCCTCCCTGTCATTGATGAACTGGGTGGGATAGTTCTTCAGATGAACCTTCTTGACGATCTTCCTCAACCTTCTCCTGTCCTCTATTGAGATGGTTTGAAGGAAGCTCACTAATCCGTGCCTTCCTTGGTCGGATCGCCTCTTTTCATGTTCAGTCTTGCTGGTGTTCCGTCATCTGCGTAGACGTACTTCGCCTTACCATTGCCATTATCATACATCTTTCTTCGCAGTTCACTCTTATCCTCATACGCCTTCTCCAATCTGTCTAGGAGATGCTTGTTCTGTTCTTGCAGTGTTTGGATGATGGTATCTTGATTTGTTTTCATTTCTTATCCTTTTGTATATGAGTTAGGGTGAACCCTCAACCCTACAGAATAAAAAATATATTTTCAATTCACACTTCGTGCTTTTTTTACACCTATAATGCGAGGACAAGAGATATATGTATAAACAAACATTCGTTTTTGCCCCCACCCCCTCTTCTAGAAGGCAACATTCGTTTTGCCTTCAGGAAAAAACAAGTACTCGTTCCGTATCTAACGAGTACAAATGTGGAGCTAAAGCTCCTCTTATTAAACTAGATACGGTAGGGTAATTAACTCAGGTCTATGTTTATTTTCACTTCACCAGCTATCTCGTGTTGTACTCGGTCAGGTACTCTTATTCCAGCCCGATCCAGTATGTCTTTACTCGCCTCGAGTTGCACATACTCACTTCTTGCTCCGTTTGAAAGCTCAACCATCTTTCGTGAGGCTGATATTGCTCCTAATCCAATGGTATTCACTATCCTTTCCATCATATACCTCTGTACATGTGGTAATCGTAAGGTTTTACTTGCTACTACTCTGCCTGATTCTCCCTTTGCATATCCTACCTTTTGACTGGCTTCCGTAATACTGCATCCTGTCATTACGATTGTATCAACAAGCTCCTTTTGTTTAGTTGTCAGACTTCTGGTTTTCATAAATCCCTAAACACGAATACTATCATAAATATCCATGTCAAGAAACATATTGTTACAAATTGTTACAAGTTTTGATACTTCGCCTCAAATGAATTTAGAATCTCGATCCCAAGCCCATAAAGGGTAAATTCATTTAAACCTCGATCAAAACTCGTAAGCGAACATAGTTCGCCTTCCTAAACAAGTATAGAGCATAATGATTCCCAAACATTAAGTCATTTTTTATGTTTGCAGAAAAGAAAGCAAACCAAGTATAAAAAATGAGGGAATCCTAATGCTCTGCTGTTCGGTAAATTACCCTCGGTTTTCGCAAAGCCCGTTATCCATATTTGACGATTTTGGATCGCCAAATCTGGACGAGGCAATCACTTTCTTATGTTCTTGACAAGCAAGAACCAAATAGATTTGCGAGAAAGCTCGGGGAAGAAGTAATTTACCTTATATTGGCGACATTTGTGTCTTGGTGAACAGAATCTTGAAACGCCTTCAGCGTTCCTATCTATTCACCAATTCAATCTCGCTTTGTAGGGGCAAAGTGAATAATGATTTCCAATTCCAAATCAAAGATGATTTGGGTAAATCCTAACCCCTAGTCGCTGACAGTTTCTACATTTTATATGGTAGGTTTTAATTATAAATCACTAATTTTCCAGTAGATTAGTGTTCAGATTCTTAATCGCCAAGGCGATTATCTAAACACGAATCTATGGTGATGGATTGAAGGCAAAATAAAATGGCACTCGTTCCCCGATAACCAATCATAATACATCATTTTATTTTGAATCCACAACGCTGAAACTTCTAAACTGATTAATTGATTCAGCTCCAAAAATTAGCCATTTACAAAACTCGTATTACCCAAATTCTCTCAAAAGACAATTTGGACACTCCTATTAAAACCGTCCCATACGGTATTAGGACATAACTTTTTAATCATAACTCGAAAGGAGTTAACATGACTGACTTAATACATAATCGTTACAAACTGTACCCAAAGTTTTCACAATATGTAAATTTGGAAAACAACATGATCGCCATACAGATGTATACTAAAGACAATATGCCTTATATGAAAGCAACCTTCAATCCAGTTGAA